CTGACAGTGGAACGCACGAGCCGCCAAGAACGGAGATGGGATGTGGACAGGCCAGTACAACGCCCGGTTGGCGGTAGGCCACGTCTTTCCTCCCAGGTTGTTCTGGGCATACATCGGGATCGTCAGGCCGAATCGCCCGACATTGAGGACGTGCAACGGCATCAGACCCGCGCTCATATGACGCTCCTGGGAGTGAACCCGAACATGGGAACGCTTTGGACTGTGGGAGCCGAGAGAGTCGGTGACGCCTTCAGCCCCGAGGAGTACCCGGCTGCCTCCTGCTTGATCCCAAGGCAATCCTGTGCGCTCACGTTCACGCTGTCACAACTCCCGAAGATCTGCGTTCCCGAGTCGCACGTCAACGCCAACCAGTAGCGACCCGGACCAATCACCAGATCGGTCACGTCCACCACTTGGAGATCGCTCACTCCTGAGTTCGCCGTCGGCCCCGACGAGGAGAGCTTCGTCAAACCGAAGCTGTAGACACCGACATCGGTGTTCCCACCGAGGGTGCCACCGTTCGCCCAGAAGAACTTCGCGATCGTCTTCGGCCGAGCAAGGGTGAAGGGGATATAGACCGCAAGGTTGGCCGTCCATGTCTGCGACCCGAACGTCCCCTGCCCCATCGCCTGCAAGTCGACGCCGAGAGCCGCGTGTGCCCACGGATGAACGAGGACGCTATCGCGCTCAGCGTAGATGGTCTTCAGGCTCACGAGTCGTACACCTCGACGTAGTGAACAGCCCCCGTGCCGGCGGGCGTGATCGCCTGCACCAACGCGGTCGTCTGGATGTCGATGGACTCCCCGGGCGACAGCAGGATCCCGTTCGCGGTCGTGACGGTCGCAGGACCGATGTAGACATCCACCGTGCCACGGTTCACGAAGGTGACGACCTTGCGAGTCTCCCGCGCCGCGAGCAAGGTGCCAGCGGTGCCGGTCGGGGCCACCTGGCCTGTCGCCACGGCGGATCCGCCGATGTCGATCATCCGCTGGATCTTGACCGACACCGAGTTGATCGTGCGTTCGTCGGCGGCGATGTTCGTGCCTGACCCGGCGGTGATTGCTACATCATCGGCCATGGTTCATTCCTCTCAGTAGCCTCGTCCGTAAGACACTTCCTGCGTCATGGACTCCGCGTAGTGCTTGCGGTCGAGCTTGACGTTGATCTCCCTGCGGTGGTCCGCGAAGTTGCGACGGCCCACGCCGCGAGGCAGACGCGGCACGTCCCGGCCCGAGGTCTGAATCCAGGCAGGCGGCGTGTCGGCTTGATCCATGCGCTTCTGGAACGCTGCCATCGCTTCCTGCGCCCACTCACGCGCCCGTTGCGGGTTCCTGGCCTCCGCGATGATCTCCCGCAACGCCTTCAGGTGCAGCGTCCCGGTCTTGCGAGCGTCCTGCTTGATCTCCTGCAGGAGCTTCTGGGTCTTGTCGTGGCCCACCTCGCCTCGCACGATGTCCAGTCCGTTGCCGACAGCGAATGCCTTCTGGACCGCTGCCCCGATGGTCGTCGTAGGACCGCTGTGGAGATTGATGTCCAGCGGCAGTGTCCAGCGGTCTCCGATCTTGACGAACCCCATCTTCTTCATGGGATCCGTGAGATGCATCTTCAACGCCTCGTCGGGCCACGGTGACCTCGGCTGCGTGTGGACATCGAGGAACGCCTGGAAGTGCGTCCCATCCAGCCGCTCAAGCTGAGAGGCCACGCTGTTGAGTTGCTCTGTCCCCGAGGTGTGCAGGAGCAGGTTGGGCGTCCAGTTCTTGTCGATGTCCTCGAGGGTCTTCTTGGTGGTGTCTAGCTTCCTGCCCGTGTCGCCGTCTCGCAGGAAGAGGTTCGGCGTCCACCCCTTGTCGATCTGCTCAAGAGTCTTCTTGTGGTGATCAAGCTTCTTACCCGTGTCGCCGTCGTGCAGCGTCAGACTCGGATCGAAATGCCGCGCAATCGAGAACAGCAGATCGCGGATGTTCCGCAATACGGGCGCAATCACGTTCTGCAGCGTCCGCGCACCCTGGTCGCCGGCGTTCAGCACCGCGCCGTAGTCGCTGACCAACTGTCGGCGCGTTTTGGCACTCTGCCCCGCGATGAAGCCTGCCAAGTTCGATAGCCCACCCTCCAGCAACGAGGAAGCGAGATCCCTGCCCACCTCGCCCTTGGTCTGCCCAATGACCTTCAGGTCATCAGCGAAGTCCTTGGCGTCCTGAGCGGCCTTCATGAATGCGTTGTGGATGCTGTCGGTCGACAGGTGGGCTTTCTCGTCCAGGGTGCTGAGGACGTCATCGATGCCGGTGAGTTGACCGGACACCTGGGTGCGCCAGTCGGCCGCTGCCTGCTTGATCTTCTGCAGGCCCTCCTCGAACGCAGCCATCGGGTCGTCGGCGTCCTGGATACTCTTCTTGAAGTCGTCCAGGAACCCGTTCACGTCGATGCCGAGGTTGGTGAGTTGATACAGCGGTGCCGTGAGTTCGGTCATGGAATGCTGCCAGCGGTCGGTCTCCTCCCGAGCCTTCTGCTGGGAGGCCGCGAGCTGATCGGCCATTTCCTTTTGTTGCTGCATCTGCAGAGTGGCCGACTGGACCGCTTTGGCGTATTCATCTACGTTCTCAGTTCCGACCGCCCCACCCACCGACGCCAAGGCATCGCTGGTGACCTTGGCCTGCTCCTGGGCGGTCAACCCCGAGGTGATCAGCGCGAGTTGGATCTGATTCTGCTGCGCCTGGAAGTTCGCGATGTCACCTTCGTCCACGATGAGCGGGATCTTCATACCGCCCGTGAAGAACGGCCCTATGGTCTTGTTGAAGGCATTCGCAGTCGCGTTGAAGAACTCCCCCGGGTGACCCTTACCGATAGCAGCTACCTGCTCCTTGGCACCCTGCGCTGCGACGGACAGCGCGTAGAGACCTGCCAGCAAGCTCGCGGTCGAGGAGTTCAGGAGCTTCATGGCCCCGCTCGCCATGCCCGAGGATGCGGCGAGCGCAGCATTGGAGCCAGCGGCTGCAAGATTGCGCGCCTGCAAGGCCATGAGTTCCTGAGAGGTCGTCATCGCGACTGTGCCCTCTGCGGCGAGCGCGTCCGTCGTCGCGACGGTTGCAGCACCCAGAGCGGTCTCTCCTGCCGCCGCTGCGACACTCGATGCCGCGATGGCATTCATGACCGTGTTCACGATCTTCACGCCTGCGAACGCGATCAGGATCCCCAGGAGTTGGTCTGCGTTATCCGCGACAAAGCCGAGGCCCGTCGCGACCGCCGGCAAGACCGCCGAGGCAAGTTGCTGTCCCGCGATGGAGATGTCGTTCAGAGCCTTCTGAATCCTGAACGCATCAGACTGAGCGGTCGTGCGGAACGCCTCAGCAGCGTCCCCGGTCGACGCGGCAACCTGCCGGAAGATTTCATCGACCTTCATCGCCTGCTGGTGTGTCAGGTTCAGCGCGCCGGCCAGACCACGGATGTTCGGGATGATGTGGCGCATGGTCTGGTTGTACTCGCCCGTGGAGTCGGTGTTCTCCTTCGCCGCGTCAGAGAGCATCCTCAACGTCGAGATCAGACCCTGTTCCCCCATGGAGTCCACGACTTGATCGACGGTGACACCCACCTTCGCGAACGCAGCCTCTGTCTGTGCCGTCGGGGCCACCAGGGACTGCAGAATCGCACGAAGGGCAGTGACGCCCTCGTTCACGTCCAGGCCAGCGTTGGACATCGTGGCGAGAGATGCCGCGACCTCCGCGAAGGAGATCCCCGCCTGGTCCGCGATCGGCAACACACGACCCAGGGCATCCGCGAACTCGTTCGGCTCCGCAGTACCTTCTCGGATCGCAGCCGTCAACACGTCCATCACGTCTGCAGCCTGCAGCCCGTTATCTCCGAAGACGTTCAGCGCGTTCGCAGTGATCCTCGCGAGGTCTCCCGCATCGCCCAGCCCGATAGCCATCCCGCGAGCGACCGCGTCGATCGCCGTCATCTGCTGTGAGACATCCAGGCCCGCAGACGCCAGGAAGTACATGGCGTGAGCAAGCTCAACGGGCGACTGAGCGGTCTCCTTCGCCAGGTTCATCACGGTGTCATTCATGACACCGATCTGCTCGGTGGTGGCGTTGGTCAGAGCATCAATCTGCGTGAAGGCACGGTTGTATGCGGCTGCCGACTCAACGGACTGCTTGGCGAACAAAACCGCGCCCGTGGCCGCAGCGGCGTATGCGATGGTCGCCGCTGCGCCGAGCTTGCCCATGCCCGAGGTCAGTCCACTAGTCGACCTCGCTGCCGTAGCTTGGCTGGCTTGGAACTCCTTGGTCGCCACGCTGGACTCTGCGAGGGCGGTCTTCAGGCTGGTCGCGTCGCCCACGATCAACACTTCGAGGATGCTTGCGGTCCCTGCCATCGTCCACCTCCCTCTTCTTCTTCCAGGCGTGTGCGAGATCACGGAACTTCATGATCATGTCGTCAGCCGGATCCGTCAGCGCAGGCTTCGGCCACCATGGTGGTAGGTGATCCATCAGCATCCCACCACTCAGGTGCTGCGTGATTCGAGCCATGCCGTAGTCGACACGGTCCTGCACCAATATCGGGCCGTAGTGTCGCTCGTATGCCTCCCACTCACTGAGCAGATCAGCGGAGACTCGCTCAGCCAGCCAATCGGGATCCGCTACTCCGAGAGCGAGGGCGAGTCGGAAGAGTTGCTTCCTTCCTGGTCGCCCCTCGAAGGGTTTCTCTCTGCCTCGACTTCCGCTTCGGTCTGCATGCCCGAGAGCTTCCGAGCAGCATTGAACAGTCGGACGATGACCACCGAGGACAGATCGCCTAGTGCCTTGACATCCTCGAGTTCGAACACCGGCTGCGCGTTCTCATCGACCACGGTGCGCTGTACGAGCTTCTCGCGGATACGCGTGACCTTCTTACCGTCGGTCTCTCCGACGGAGAGTTCCCACTTCTCACGCTCCGCAGCCGACAGGCCCCGGACACGGACAAAGGGCACCCCGAAGGGTGCCCACTCGTCCGTCTGTACCTCTTCGGTTGGCAGATCCTTCGCTGCAAGAATCTGATCTCTAAGTGTTCCCATGCTCGCGGCCTACCTTTCCTGTTCGCGGCCTTCCTGCGACGAGATTACGACGCAGGCACAACCCCCGGGTTCACGATCTTGAGGGTTGAGTTGATCGTGTACAACCCATCCAGCGGCGCACCGTAGGACAGGGCGGTGATGAGCGCGGTCACGTCGAACGCCTCGCCCGAACCCTCGTGTGTGACGGTCAGCACGACAGGCGTGTCGGACGTGTCGGTGTAGGCGGTGACGAATGCGTTCTGGCCGGTGTCGGCCGGGTCGCGTGCGAACACCACGTCGACCTCGTCGCCGTCCTGGAGACCGGTCACGAAGTCCGTCCACTCTTCGCCGTAGACCGAGGCGTCGATCAGGTTCCTCGAGGAACCGAACGGAGCGAGGCTGGTCATCTGACCTGCCGGCGTCCCGTCGATCTCGACCGAAAGGGTACGGCCCGAATACTTGGTCATCTCTTCCCTCCTGGGGTCGGTGTTACGTGGATCCGCTTCCCTCGACGGTCCCTGGCATGGCTAGGCCATCCACTCCCGACGTGCGGACATCATCTTCGTAGCCCAACATGACGTCGAGGCTACGGCGGAACAGCTTCGTTGCGGAGTCATGGTCATCGAACTCGTTGACCGCGTGTGCCGTGATGAGTTCTCCCGACATCACCCCTCCGTACCCCGAGAGCGCGGCGAGCAGAGCCTCACCGACTGCGACGGCCGCGTCGTAGGACTTGGCCCATGCATCGAACTGGACGCGAGCGAACGCATAGGACTCTGCGCCGCTGTCGTAGGCGTCGTAGGTGTCGATGCGGTTCGTGCTGATGCGGTTCCACGCGATCGCGGGAAAAATGCCAGGTTCGGGAATCTTCGCCGGGAAGATGCGCGTATCCACGAGCGTCGACACGCCGGGATCGGTCGACAGGTATTCGAACAGCGCGTTCTCCAGCTTAGGCACTGTCGATGACCGCCTTCGCCGCCGCAATCGCGGGCGCGTCGTCCACGGTGTCGGCTGCAGGTCGCATGTATGGCTCCGGTGGCACGTTGTGTGGCCCGCCGTATTCCACGAGGCCCGCGTACTCCAGGTCGGTGTACACCCGACCGTTTGGCCCGTTGGGTTCATAGGTGATGGAGTCCTGCAGGTCTCCGGTGTCGACGGGAACCATGCGCTTGGCTGCAGTTTCCACGTCATGTCCCAGCGTGTCGACTGCAGCAGCCAGCGCAGCTTCCGATGCAACCGCCATCGTGGCGAACCGCGACAGCACCGCCGGCACACCGTTCACGATGATGGTCACGACTGATCCTCCGGGTCACCAACGAGTTGCAGGTCAAGCTCGTTGTGCGAGATCGCGCCTGTGCGGTGGTTCTCCATGGGCTTCGGTGGCCCCACGATGTCAAACACACGGTCTTCCCAGACGATGCGTGACCAGGAGCCGAAGTCCACGTCGGGATAGCCCCAGCCCCTCCAGTCTCCGATGGGGACGTAGCCCTGCTCCATCGCTTCAGCCGTCCGCATCCGATCATCGCGAGGCTGGAACGCCATCAGGGTCTCGAACTCCTCGTAGACCGGCGTGGCTTCGCCCGACAGCGTCTGGATGAACTCTCCCGTGGGCTTCTGCAGCGTGGCCGGGTGAACCATGAAGTCTTCGATGCTCACACCGCCACCATCCGTTCGTTGACTAATGCTCGCATCTGCTCTGGCCGGCGCGCATTCCGGTACTG